TTTGCTGTAGAGCCCAGTAATGATGATTTTGAAGAGTTATTTGAAGCTGTAGAGCGTGAGGTGACCTTCATTAGTGTGTATCCGTACTGGGTAAAGACACACAGATATCAGTACCTGGATCTGTCACATAATGCAGGATCCTTGGATTATGACTTTGATTATAACTTTGACTATGACATGGAGGAGCTGATTGAAGTCATTGAGAATAACTGCATTGATAAGGCTAATTTTGAGCTGAAATTCTATGGACCTGCTCAGAATCCTTCAGTACTGGTGGGAGATCATCAGTATGAGCTTCTGACAGAGCTGGAAGAAGGTGAATATGCAGTAGTCAATTCTCTCACCAAGAAGATCATACAGTATGACATCTATGGTAATGCTGAGAACATCTTCCATCTGAGATCCAGAGACTCCTACATCTTTGAGATGATACCGGAGGGTGTTACTACTATCAGCAGAGATAAGAATCTGAAGGTGGATATTACATTATTTGATGAGAGAGGTGAGCCGGAATGGATCTAATATATGCAGATGAGACCAGGAAGGATATTGGTGTCCTGCAGTCATATGATCTGGATATGGCTTATGGCTCTGATGAGAATAATTTCACCTGCAGTGTGGATAAGAGAGATCACTGCTGCAGTAAAGGCTACTACATCTATGTAGAGGGTGAAGAGTATGGAGGAATTGTAGATAGGATCAAGGTCAAGACAGAGACTGAGCAGATCCAGTACAAAGGCCGGACCTGGCATGGGATCCTTGAGAAGAAGGTCATATGTCCGGAGGAAGGCAATGATTACCTGGTACTGGCCGGTGAAGCCAATGAAGTGCTGCAGGAGATCATTGACCGGATCGGTCTCTCTTCCCTCTTCAGAGCTTCTACTGAAGACTCTGAGATTGAGATAGTAGCCTATCAGATGGACAGATACATCTATGCCTATACCGGTATCAAGAAGATGCTCAAGGAGTTTGATGCTAAGCTCAAGATCCAATGGTCCAATGGCATGATAGTACTGTCAGCTGAGCCAAGATATGACTATTCACAGGATGAGGAATTTGATACTTCCCAGGTGGACTTCACACTGGAAAAGAACTTCCGGCCGGTGAATCACATCGTTTGTCTTGGTCAGGGAGATCTGAAGGATAGAGCAGTGATCCACATCTTCACTGATGAGTATGGCGGAGTGCAGCAGTACCTGAAGGATCCTACCAAGGAGCCTATACAGGACAGTGATTATATCCTGGATGAATCCATGAAGGTCATGACTGATCAGGATGAAGTGGTAGAGGTTTATGATGTATCCAATGCTGAGATCACTACTAATTATGTGCCACTGGCATCCAAGCCGGATGACTGGGCCACTAACTGTGAAGACTACTTCCAGTATGAGCCTAAGATAGAGATCATTGATGGTGAGGAAGTAGATACCGGAGGATCCTACAAGGAAGCAGCCATGCAGGATGTAGGTCATATACTTCAGAAGAAGCAGCCATATGACTGGACTGAGAACTTTGAGAGTTACTTCACCTACAATGCTGAGACTGACAGATTCTCTAATGTCACAGGTACTACAGTCTATCAGCTTCTGACATCCAAGCCGGGTGACTGGAAAGCTAACTTTGAAGAATACTATATCAAGGATGGAAGCACCTACAGGAAGGTCTCCGGTGTTACCAATACCAAGTACACAAAGCAGAAGAAGCAGCCATCTGACTGGAAGAAGAACTATGGTGAATATTACATTCTGTACAATGATGGTACTCATTCAGAATACAGGAATGTAGATGGAATCACCTACTACACTTATGACAGACAGACTTCTAAGCCTTCTGATTGGAATAGTAACTATGGGAGCTATTACAGACCGGCTACAGCTAAGGAGTTGAAGAAGAACAAAAAGAAAAAGTGGTACAACGTTGAGAAGACCAAGAAGAATAAGGTACCAGCTTGGAAGGCAAAGAAATATTATACACAGCATTCACATCAAAAGGCTCCTGCCTGGAAGGGAGTGGCTAAGTATACCAGAGTGGATACTACAGTAGCTCCTACATGGGTTACCAATACCTACTACATCAAGAAGGGTGATGTGGCTCCTACATGGAGAGCCAATACCTACTACTCTCAGACAGATCTGAAGGTAGCTCCTGTATGGGTAGCAGGCAAGTACTTCAAGCAGTATTTCGACAGGTTTGCTGTCATGGTCCAGGGAGCCATTGAGAAGCTGGCTGACTACCATGCATCTGATGAGCTTGATATTGACCTGGAAGAGACAGAGCAGACCTATGATGTGGGTGATATCGTTGGAACTACAGAAAATGTCACCGGACTGGAAGGTATTCAAGAAGTGATCAAGAAGATCATCAAGATCCAGAATGATGACATAGTAATTACTTATGAGGTGGGATAAATGGCTATAGAACTTATTACAGGTTACGCTGGAGAAGGCCATGTATCCTCTGCTGATGCCGGCAGATATAATGCCGGTGTCTGTGGTACTGGTAAGTATGTCCTGGGTACCGGCACCAAGTTTGCTTACTCAGTAGAGTCAAGTAATCTGGTGAGGATCGGATCCGGTGATGCTGTCAATCAAGGCAGGCACATTATCATTCCTCAGAATTCAGTAGAAGATGCTGCCATTCAGAATGGTAACCAGAACAGGACCAGAATTGATGTCATAGCACTGAGATATCATAAGGATACCGGTACAGGTATTGAAGATGCATCTCTGGTGGTCATCAAAGGTACTGAAGTTACATCCGGATCCACACCAACAGCTCCGGCTGTGACATCCGGAAACATTTACAATGGTGCTGCAGTGGATGATATGCCACTGTACCATGTGCTGATAGATGGCACTCAGATCACATCTGTCACCAAGGTATTCCAGGAGATCCCTTCCCTGGCTACCATCACTGATCTGATCTATCCGGTGGGATCCATTTACATGAATGTGACCAATCTGAATCCTGCCACCATCTTTGGTGGTACATGGGAAGAGATCCAAGGCAGATTCCTCCTGGGAAGATCTGCATCACATCAGGTAGGTCAGACCGGAGGTAATGAGACCATCACTCTTACAGAGTCTCAGATGCCGGCACACACGCATACAGGACCATCTCATACTCACAGCACACCTAACCATACACATACAGCTACATGTGGCTCAGCTGGTGCTCATGCTCACAGTGTAGCCAGGAAGAAGGTAGCAGCTACAGGTACAGCTAAGTATGCTGCACAGTCAGGAACCACCATGAACACAGGATCCGCTGGTGCTCATACTCATACCATCACAATAGCATCCGGTGGTGGATCCACTACTGGTGCTGCAGGTACAGGTAATACAGGATCAGCAGGATCCGGACAGGCTGTGAACATCATGCCACCTTTCCTGAGTGTGTACATGTGGAAGAGAACAGCTTAAAAGAAGGAGGTGAAAAGCTATGAGTATGGAATGGGAATGGGTAGATGGATATGACAATACCACCTACACTGATGATCTGATCTTCCAGGTAGATAAAGGCACCAAGCTGCTCCAGCAGATTGATGAGCAGATCATGGTATCCGGAGAGAATAGATCTCAGTTTATCCGCTTTGTCATGGATCGTTACTATGATGGTGTGGACCTGTCTGAGAAGACTCTTCAGATCATCTACATCACTGAAGGTGAATACTCAGATATCAATCTTGCCTGCTGTGTAGAGAGAAATGATGAGCAGATCCGCTTTGGCTGGGTAGTACCTGCTGAAGCCTGTTATGATGTTGGTACACTGTCATTCTCCATTGAAGCAGTTGGTGATGATTATGTCTGGAAGACCAGAGTATATGACATTGAGGTATATGATGGTCTGAATGGTGGTGAGATCATTCCTGAGCCGGAGGAAAAAGCCTGGTACATTGAACTTCAGGAAAGATGTGACTATGTACTGAATCAGGCTACTGCTGCCAAAGATGCTGCAGCAGGATCCGCTTCAGATGCTGCAGAGTCAGAAGCCAATGCTCTGAGTTATAAGACTGATGCTCAGCTCTCTAAGGAAGCAGCTGCTTCTTCAGAGACCAATGCAGCTGCATCAGAAGCCAATGCTAAGCTCTATTCTGAGCAGGCCGGTGCTGTATTTGCCCTGGCTGGTGATGTCAGCTTTACCATTGGTGATGATAAAGGTGTAACTATGATCTTCACTACTAATTAAGGAGGTTAGAAATGAGTACATTTGAAGTAGATCTGGTCAAGGATAGCACTCTCAAGCAGACCAATGCCATCCTTGCCAAAAGAGGTGGTCTTGAGCCACAGAGCTACAGTGATGTACAGGCCATTGTAAGACTTGGACTGGCTCCATCAGTCTTCAGCATTGGTGACATCATTGAAGTAGGTAGAGAGACCAAGGTACAGGCTTCCCTTGGTGAGCACACAGGCATCACTGCAGTATCTGTAGTGGAAGATACCTTTGTAGCTGCCATGGATGAAGCCGGAGAGAAGGAATATGAGATCATCTATGATGGATCAGCATGGAGATATGAAGGACATCCTATCATCCTGGCTGATTATGGCCTGAGCGTTACAGGTACTGCAGCTGAAGGAGACACCATCATAGTGGTAGAGACTGCATCTGTGATCAATATGGTAGTCATGGACTTCATTGAAGGCAATCAGACCAGCAAAGGTAACATCAAGATCCATGACAAGACCAAGCAGTATGGTATGATCCTGCAGTCTGAAAAGCTCCTGTATAATCTGCAGTTTGATGAAAGAGAAGCATTCTACTATGCTCCGGATGGACTGGCAGCAGGTACTTATCACTTCCTGCTGGGTGCTCATACCTGGTATGCTGCAGATGTCAATAAGTCCTTCCAGTTTACACTGACTCAGGCTGTACCTGCAGGTGGTCAGCTTGTCTTTGTCCAGAGTTATAATGCTACTCTGACAGGAGGTCAGATCAGGACCTTTGCATCTGGATCCAGCACCACAGTCATTGAGACAGTCACCATGTCTGAAGGCTCCGGTGGTACTGATCTTGGTACACTGGACAATACCATCAATGGTAACTTTAACTGCTGCCAGAGAGCACTTCTGGGATCCAACAGATGGAGTACAGGTGCTATGAGACAGCATCTGAATTCTGCTAAGGTAGCAGGTCAGGTATGGACACCACAGACTAACTTTGACAGACCACCTTCATGGGTGACCAGCACTGCAGGCTTCATGCATGGTCTTGATCCTGAATTCGTAAAGATCTGTGCTGATGTAGATCTCCTGACAGCTCTGAATACTGTCTGTGATACATCCAGTACTGAAGGCTCAGCTGGTACAGGCTATGAGACTACAGTAGACAAGTACTTCCTGCCTTCAAGACCGGAAGTCTTTGGTGGATCTGATAATACATCTGATAAGGGTGATGCATGGCAGTATTATGCAGCCAACAGTGATGTACCTGGTGGATCCAGTAATCCTAACAACGATTCCAACAGGATCAAGGTCAATGCTTCCGGTACACCATATTACTGGTGGCTCAGGTCTCCGGGCGTTGGTCTCGGTTACGGTGTCCGTTACGTTGGCCCTGCAGGTCACGTCAACATCGGTGGTGCCATC